TGGAAGAAAGGCAGCACAGGCCAGACTGGCTGGAAACGAAACACAGGCCAAAGCATTTGAAAATCAAATGGATCAGAACCAGAAGTTACTGGATATGGCGCCAAAAGAATTGAGATCAGGTCTAATTGGTGCAATGACTGGATTTGCAGGCTCTAGCAAAGAAGCCGAACAGTTGTTTAGAGTCATGCCCGAGTTGTTCCAGAGAGTAGCCAGTCAGAGTTTTGATGCAGCCGAGACCCTAGATGCAGGAGTAGAACGAGCCGGCAGTGCAATGCGAGGCTTCAGCGGATTGGCCAAAGTAGGAGGCTTTGACGAAGTGTTTGGTTCCATGGCGGGAATTAATAAACTTCGTGTGAAAGGTCTTCAACAATCCTATGCTGAACAGGATCGAATTGCTCGAGATCAACAAGCAGATCAAATTGAAAATCTAGATGGTGCAACAAAAGCACAAGTGGGCATGCGACAAGAGCAGATGGAAATTACTCGTGGCCTGCAGAATATGATCAATCAGGGTGTTAATCCTGTAACCAAGAGCATGTCTAAACTCAGTGGCGCAGTAGAAAGTGTTACCAACAACCTACTTCCTGGAACAGGCTCAGCAGGCACAGCAGGCACAGGTCGCGGCAATGTATCTTCATTGTTGGACATTATTGGTCGAGGCGAAAGCGGAGGCAACTACAATGCTCTAGTAGGAGGTGGCACAGCCAATTTAACTGGTATGACCATTGCTGAGGTGCAACAACTCCAGAGTACCATGATCAAGGGTGGTCGCCCTAGCACAGCAGTTGGCAAGTATCAGATGATTGCTGCCACACTGGCTGAACAAGCAAAAAAAGCCGGCCTGGATCCAAACAAAACCAAATTTGATCAACACACACAAGATTTATTGGCATCGCAATTGATCAATCAAGCCGGATACGGAACAAAAGATTCAGCCTCGGTGATGAAAAATCTTGCTGGTACCTGGGCCAGTTTGCCACAAGACATGTCAGGCCGTGGACGTTATGATGGGTACAACACTAACAAAGCCAACATCAGTGCCAGTGAGTTAATGTCGGCCATACAAAGTGGACCAAAAGACAGTTATTCTTCCAATTTAAAAGGTATCGATCCCAGTGCGGCTAGAGTCAATACCGCCAGTGCTGATACAGCATCGGCTGTTGCTAATGCCAGAACCTCTAATGATTTAACTGTGATACAAATAGCCAAAATGGATGAATTGATTGCACTTATGAAAGCCAACAATTCCCAAAATCAAAAGATGATTCAGGTCGCTCGTAACTAACGATAAATAATACACTATGGCTGGATGGAAAAAATATTTTAAAGTTGCTGATCTCTCAGGTCAGATGAGCCCTATTTCGGGCGGCAGAGATTCAGGCTTGCCTGGATATCCTAAAAATGACGGTCGCGGAACTAATTTGGCTCAAACTGATTTTGCATTCCGTAACTATGCATCACGCTTGCCAGAAGTGTATAGTGGGCATCCCAACAGAATTGAACGCTACAATCAGTATGAGAACATGGATGCTGACTCCGAAGTCAACGCCTGCTTAGACATTATTGCTGAGTTCTCAACTCAACTCAACGAAGACAACAACACACCATTTGAAATCAAATACTCTGATGAGCCCACTGATCACGAAATTGAAATCATCCGCAAGCAAATGCAACAGTGGACCAAACTCAACAAACTAGATCAACGAATCTTTAAACTGTTCCGCAACACCATCAAGTACGGAGATCAAGTGTTTGTGCGTGATCCAGAAACATTTGAAATGTACTGGGTGGACATGAGCAAGGTCAGCCGAGTGATTGTGAACGAATCAGAAGGCAAGCGTCCTGAGCAGTACATCATTCGTGACATCAATCCCAACTTTCAGAATTTGACTGTGGCAGCCAAAACCACAACAGACTTCATGGTCAACCCACCCACAGGTGGTGGCTACAGTCAAGGCGGTGGCTATACTCAGCCAAACACAGCCATGACAGGAACCAGTAGATTTAGCCGTGCTGTGAATGAAACTTGTATTGATGCCAAGCACGTGGTTCACATGAGTCTGAACGAAGGCCTGGACACATTCTGGCCATTTGGTAAATCAATCTTGGAAAACATTTTCAAAGTGTTCAAGCAGAAAGAACTGTTAGAAGATGCGTTGTTGATCTATCGTGTGCAACGTGCTCCCGAGCGCAGAGTGTTCAAAATTGACGTGGGCAACATGCCAAGTCATTTGGCCATGCAGTTTGTGGAACGTGTGAAGAACGAAATGCATCAGCGTAGAATCCCCACATTTGGTGGTGGCGGCGGCAACATCATGGATTCAAGTTACAATCCACTCAGTATCAACGAAGACTTCTTCTTTCCTACAGGTGCAGACGGACGTGGCTCCAGTGTAGATGTACTACCCGGTGGTCAAAACCTAGGCGAAATTGACGATTTAAAGTACTTTAACAACAAGATGGCCCGTGGTTTGCGTGTGCCTTCGAGTTATTTGCCTACCGCTCCTGACGACTCAGAGCGCACAATGCAAGATGGCAAAGTGGGTACAGCATTGATTCAAGAGTACAGATTCAACCAGTATTGCGAGCGTTTGCAAGCACTGATCATGCAGAAACTGGATGATGAATTCAAGATGTTCCTGCGCTGGAGAGGCTTTAACATCGACGCTGGCCTGTTTCAACTGAGGTTTAATCCACCGCAAAATTTTGCAAGTTATCGCCAGGCAGAGATGGATACATCACGTATCAGCAGTTTCACTAGTCTAGAGGCGTTGCCTTACATGTCAAAACGCTTTATGCTGGAACGTTTCTTGGGACTCAGCAAGGACGAAATTGAACAAAACGAAAAAATGTGGCGCGAAGAACGTGACCGACCTGAACTGCAAACCACACAAGGACAGGATCTACGTTCTATCGGTATCACTCCAGCAGGTATGGAAACTGATATTGCCACCGGTGAAGAAATGGCCAATCTACAAGCACCTGGTGCAGAAGGTGGCCTACCAGCAGTACCTGCAGGCACAGTAGGCGGCACTGCTCCTGGTGCAGGAGCACCGGCAGCATCGCCAGCAGGATTATAAATACAGTATGATCCTGAATGAAATTTATGACCGAGCGCCAGCAGGCTACCAAGATGTTGCGGCGGACAACACACAGCCTCACCTGGGACAATTGCGTAAAACCAAACTCACTCTCAAGCAGTTGAACAAACTGCGCAGAATGCAGGACACACGGACCTATGAGTATGCCGAAAAACTCAAACTGATCCGTAAACAGTATGCACCGCCAGCACAGCCTGCACTGTAAAAAAACTGTCAAATCTGACAAAAAATCCACCATAAACCGCTAAGTTTTTGCCTTCTAAGTAAATATAGGTATAGATCTGCCATGAGGGCAGAACTACCCAACATACCTAACAGGAGCCATAAATGAGCAAAAACCGTTTCGAACAACTGATCGAATACGTCATCAATGACGAAGAAGCCAAAGCAAAAGAACTTTTTCACCAAATTGTGGTGGAAAAAAGTCGTGCTATCTATGAAGACCTCATGGATGAAGACAATGCCATGGGTGAAGAACCCACAGAGATTGACACCAATGTAAGCGAAGAAACTGACGCCGAGCGTGATGATCACGCTGAACGTGCAGGTCGTAAAGTTGCTAAAGATATTGAATACGACGAGAAACACGGTCGTTACAATGAAGACCTTGGTGGAAGCCAAGCCCAAGACATGATTGACGATGTTGAAGCAGAAGAGCAAGGCATGGCAGAAGACGACATGGATGCTGAGTTTGATGACAAGGCCGAAGAAGCCGGCAAAGACATGACACAGGACATGGAAGACGAACACGACGACGGCGAACTTGAGAACCGTGTGGTTGATTTGGAAGACAAATTAGACGAACTCATGGCAGAATTTGAAGCCATGATGGACGGTGGCAACGGTGCTGACATGGGCGATACACCTGACATGACAGACATTGAAGTTCAGGACGATGAGTTGGAAACTGAAGGCATGATGCCAATGGAAGAAGCCATCAGTCTCAAGCAAGTACACCCAAAAACAACTACGCAAGAAGCACCAGGTACAGACACAAAGTCAATTGTTGCTGCCAATTCTGGCGCACGTGGCGCAATGGCACAACCAGTCAAAATGACTGGAGACACGGCACAAGGTCGTCCTGCTCCAACTACTAAAGACTTGATTGGCCGAGTGGGCAACTCACCTGCTCAAGGCGTACAAAGTCCCAAGGCAGCACCAAAGCCAGTGACATCACAAGCCGCAGGCGTAAACACACGTACACCTTTTCCAAAGGCTTAACCGGTCATGAGATACTTACAAGAGCATTTGAACTTTAATCAGGCCAAGATTCGCGTCTTGTTCGAGGATGCTCCTGACGGCAAAGGCCCTTTCAACGGCAAAAACTTGTACATGGAGGGTATATGTATCGAAGGCGGAGTAAAGAACGCCAACGAACGTGTGTACCCCGTGAATGAAATTGCCAAGGCTGTGGACACCATCAACAAACAAGTTGTGGAAGGCTACAGCGTGATGGGCGAAGTCGATCACCCAGAAGATCTCAAAATCAACTTGGATCGTGTTAGTCATACCATTGACAAAATGTGGATGGATGGGCATTGCGGTTACGGTAAGTTGAGAATTATTCCAACGCCAATGGGACAACTGGTCAAGACCATGTTGGATTCTGGCGTCAAACTCGGAGTTTCGAGCCGTGGTTCCGGTAACGTGAACGACGGCAACGGACATGTCAGTGACTTTGAAATTGTCACTGTCGATGTTGTTGCTCAACCCAGCGCCCCACATGCTTATCCCAAAGCCATCTACGAAGGACTTCTCAACATGAAGTACGGACATAGAGTTTTGGAAGCGGCAAGAGACGCAGGCAAGGACAACAAGGTACAGAGATATTTGCAGGCCGAGGTAACTCGACTGATCAAAGATCTCAAAATATAAGGAGTAAAGCATGCTAGATGCTATTAAACCATTGCTTGATAGTGAACTGATCAACGAGGAAACTCGCAGTGCTATCAGTGAGGCTTGGGATGCCAAACTTACTGAAGCACGTGAACAGGTTCGCGCAGAACTCCGCGAGGAATTTGCGCAACGCTATGAACACGACAAGTCAGTGATGGTGGAAGCCTTAGACAAAATGGTAACAGAAGGTCTTGCCGCAGAAGTTCAAGCCGTGGCTGCTGAAAAGCAGGCATTGGCAGAAGACCGCGTTAAGTTCCAAGTCAAGATCAAAGAAGATGCAACTAAGTTCAACAACTTCATGGTCACAAAATTGGCAGAGGAAATTAGCGAATTGCGTCGAGATCGTAAAATGCACACAGAGGGACTGGGTAAACTAGAAAACTTTGTGGTACATGCATTGGCCCGTGAAATTCAAGAATTTGCAACAGACAAGCGTGACGTGGTGGAAACCAAGGTTCGTTTAGTCCGTGAAGCACGTGGCCAACTGGAAGGTCTCAAAACACGTTTCGTTAAGGAAAGTGCCGAGAAGATGAGCCAGGCTGTTAGCCGTCACCTAAAGGCTGAACTCACACAATTACATGAAGACATCCAAGTTGCTCGCGAGAACAATTTTGGTCGTCGTATTTTTGAAGCATACGCAGCCGAATTTGGTGCTACTCATCTCAATGAGAAAGCCGAAGTTCGTAAACTGCACAACATGATTGCCAACAAAGATCATCAATTGAGTGAAGCCATCAAACTCACACAGAGAGCAAAAACTCTGGTTGAGTCCAAAGAACGTGAAATACGTATTATCAAAGAATCCAATGTGCGTCAAAACACTCTGGACGATTTGCTCGCACCTCTCAACGAAGAGAAGCGTGAGACCATGCGTAATTTACTCGAAAGCGTACAAACAGCCCGTCTGAATGCCGCATTTGAAAAGTATCTACCAGCCGTATTGGCCGAAGGCAAATCAACAAGTAGCCGCAAAGTGATTGTTGAAAATGTGTCGGAAGTAACTGGTGATAAAACTGCCCGTAGCCAAGTAGAAGATAACGCTGATGACAACAGCAACGTTATTGCTATCAAGCGCCTGGCAGGCCTCTAAACAAAGAAAAAGGAGACAGAAATGTCAGAACAATTATTAGAAAGCCGCTGGGGCGAAACCAAAGAAGCATTGCTTGAAGGGTTGAACGGTTCCAAGCGCAACAGCATGAGTGTTATCCTCGAAAACACTCGCAAGTACTTGAAGGAAAACGCAAGTTCAGGTTCAACAGGCTCTGGTAACATTGCCACATTGAACCGTGTGATTTTGCCAGTGATCCGTCGTGTGATGCCAACAGTTATTGCTAACGAGTTGGTGGGCGTTCAGCCAATGACAGGTCCTGTGGGTCAGATCCACACACTGCGTGTGCGTTATGCCAACTCAATGACTGACAACAGCCCAGCGCAGACCAGCACTGCGGCCGGTCAAGAAGCATTGAGCCCATTCTTGATTGCTCAAGCATATTCTTCAGCATCCAGCACAACAGGTGGCACAGTTGACGCAACACAAAACATCTACAGTGGTGCTAACACATCAGTGCTAGAAGGTTCCGGTGGTCGTCAGATCTCCGTGCAAATCTTGAAGCAGGCTGTGGAAGCCAAGACTCGCAAGTTGCAAGCACGTTGGACTTTTGAAGCCGCTCAAGACGCACAAGCCATGCATGGTATCGACGTAGAAGCCGAAATCATGGCCGCTTTGGCTCAAGAGATCACTGCTGAAATTGACCAAGAGATTCTTTTGAGTCTCCGCAGTTTGGCCGCAACTGAGTACACATACAACCAGGCAACTGTTTCAGGTACTGCTACATTCGTTGGTGACGAACATGCCGCATTGGC